AGAGGTTTTCAATGGTGGAAGACATCAATCTTACTCTTATGAGAAGTCTGGATTTTATGATGTAACTTTACATGTCACTAATTCAGAAGGATTAGATTTGACTTGTACAAGAACAGTAGTTGTATGTAATTATGGGCATACTACTCTTCAGGATACCATTTACAATTTGATAGATAGGTATATTCCCAAAGAATTGCATGAGAGTATGACCATAGAAGATAAAACTGCATACATAACTAAATGGCAATTATATATCTTCCCACTAGTAAATCATACTATACCACCAGATAAATATAATGATGAATTATGGTATGAGGGACTAGAAAACCAATTAATCATGGAATTGGCAGTATGGGATTATCTCAATATACAAATACAAAATATCCTGTTGGTTGCAGGAAACAGTTTCAGAGAAATTATCTCCACTGAATCCACTGGACCAGACCAAGATGGTGATTCACCTGGAGAACATGCTAGAGGAGATAGGATAAAGCAAATTACTACAGGTCCTACTGAGGTACAGTATTATGATAAGATATCCGAAAGTGTATCTAGCTTATGGAGTACTTATTCAAAGATGATTCAACCTGGAGGATATATGGATGAACTAAGAAAGAATCTATGTATGCTGGCATCTAGGTTGGAGATATACTTACCATTCTGTGATCAAATCGAACGGTTAGTAGTACCAAAAGTAGTAAATCATCGAAAACCAACTCCTTTGGGAGGACCTAATCCAACAGCCCCCCTTAATAAAGCAAGTAAACCTTCGTTAACCATAATAGATAAGAAATCATGACAAAAGAACCTTGGAGAATGGTTAAGAACCATTCTTGGAATAGGTATAAAAAGATTATCACTGATTTCTTAGATTGGGATGCTGGAAGACAAACAATTACTTGGGCTAAACATGTTAATCAATATCTAAATCATGCTGAGGATGATAGCCCAAGATATTATAATATTCCCATAGAAGCTTTATGCTATTACAATGCTTTTAGGAATTGGCCTATTAATAAGGCTACTGTTTCTGGAGAATTAGATGATGAGAACCTTTCTATACTTATTTCAAAGAATTACATAGAACAAATCGGATATCTCAATCAGGAAGGTTATTGGAACTTTAACTGGTCTGAGGATAGATTTGTTATCAATGGAATAGTATATAAACCTTCTGGAGATACTCAAGTATCTCAGGCTAAGGATGAAGCTTTGGTATTCTTGGTAATCCTCAAAAGGGATAGAGATACTAAAATCAAATTCGTAGAACAAAATCCATAAAGATATGAAAATGTTAATGTTACGTTTCACCAAGCTTAACAATGTAGATGGGGATTGGTGGGACAGTAATCTTATAATCTTGAATGGACCTTCTGGAGTTCACATAGAAATGCCTGGTACTGGTAATTCGGCTACTACCATGCAATCTATGACTGGTATGAAGTTCGTATCAAATTACCAAGATTACTTTGGAGAGGTATGGGATAAAGATATACCTCATATTGGCTTTGGCCAAGTTATTAAGTTCCGAGTTAGGAAATTACCCGATTATGCAGTAGTTATGGGAGATATCGAGGATGGAGGAGATGTTAACCCAGATGATCCAGATGATATCCTAAATGCTTTTGCCGGTAAAGAAAAAGAATATTTCAGAGGTAATAACTCAGAACTGTTATTGGGAAAAAATAAAGTAACACCTTAAAATATATACATATGTACGTTAGTAAATACTACACTTGCGAAGAAATTGACCAACGGCTATTACAGGGTTATTATGATGACTCTTTGGCTCATGGTTTTGTTGGAACTCTTAAAGAGTTCTGGGCATTCTTCTTATCAATTGCAAACAAGGTAGATAAGAAAGAAGGTTGGGATTTGTCAGAAAATAACTTCTCTGATGAATTGCTAGAAAAACTGAATGGGATTGAGGAACATGCTAACTACGTTACTAAAGTTTCTCAACTAGAAAACGACTTGAAATATCAGACTCAAGAACAAGTTGAAAAATATATACATGACTTAGTAGATGGTGCCGATGATGCTTTAGATACATTGAAAGAATTGGCTGAAGCATTAAACAATGACCCGAACTTTGCTACCCATATCACTAACCGATTAACCGAATTACGTACTCAATTAGAAGCTGAGGTAACTAGAGCTAAGAACCGTGAAAACGAATTAGCTTCTCAGATTAAGATTGTGAACGATAACTTGGTTAACTCGGTTAATACGTTGAATGCAACTATCCTTAAAGTAGTACAAGATATTACTAGGATGATAGAAGCAATCAATGCTCGTATTCAAAAGGTAGAAGACCGGGTTGGTGATTTGGAAGTAGAAACTGACAATAACTTAACTGAAGCTAAAGAATATGCTAAGGAATTGGTAGATAAGGAAGCTGCTGAACGTAGAGCTGCTGATGAGAAACTGACCGAGGCTGTTCATCAAGTACAGTTAGACCATACTAGGGATATTGCCGACTTAAATAATAAGATTCTAACCGAGGCTTCAGAAAGAGCAAATGCAGATGTAGCATTAGAATCTAAACTGAACACCGAAATCAGTGATCGTAAAACTGCAGACCAAGAACTTGAATCCAAGATTAATGCTGAAGCTGCAGCTCGTACTGCTCAGGATGAAGTATTACACCAACAGATTGTAAAGGAAACTTCTGACCGTCAGAATGCAGATAATGGTTTACAGCAGAACATTACTCAAGAAGCTCAGAACCGTCAGAATGCAGATACTGTACTTCAGAACAATATTGATAACGAGAAAGAAACTCGAATTGCTCAAGATGAAATCCTTGACCATAAGATTGAGGATTTGAAAACTCAGGCCGGTACAGATAAAACCGAATTGCTTGAAAAACTAGAGCAAGAAAAACAAGAACGTATTGCTGCCGATAAAGACTTAGATAATCGTAAGGTAGATAAAAGAGAAGGCTATTCTCTTACTAAAAACGACTTTACCGATATTCTCAAGGCTAAATTGGATGGCATTGAAGAACATGCTAATTATATCACAAAAGTATCTCAGCTTATCAATGATGCTGGTTATCAAACTGAAGCAGATCTTCAGGCAGCTATTGAAAAGATTATTGGGGAAGCTCCCGAGGTTCTTGATACTTTGAAGGAGATTGCAGATGCTTTGGGTAATGACCCAAACTTTGCAACTACAATTACCAAGAAATTGGCTGCTATTACCGAACAGTTGAATCAAGAAATTACTAATCGTACAGAAGCTGATGCCCAGGTACAGGCTAATGTAGATAAGGAAGTTTCTGACCGTAAGGAAGCTGATACTGCTCTTGAGGCTAAGTTGAAAGAATACGTTGATAACGAAGTAGATAAAATTACTGGTAACACTGACGGTATTCAAGCTAGTCTGAATAAGGAAATCCAAGATAGAAAAGATGCCGATGCTGCATTACAAGCTGCTATCACTAAGGAAGAAACGGATCGTAAGGCTGCTGATGCTGCATTAGATACTCGAGTAACTGCTAATGCTACCAAGATACAAGAATTGGCTTTATCTATTCAGGATGCGGTAAATACCGTTAAAAATGAACTTCAGGCTAAGATAGATGCTTTGCAAACAGAAGTAAATGCTAACAAGGCAAATATCCAACGTAATACTGACCGATTGAATGACCAGATTACTAAGGAAGCTGAAGATTATGCTGAATTAAAAGGTATGGTTAATGCGGAAGCTGAAGCTAGAGCCAATGCTGATACTAATCTTAAGTCTCAGGTAGATAAGGTAATTATCGATTTGAATACTGAAATTTCAAAGAGAGAAGCGGGTGATACTGTTTTACAACAGAATATTGATAAAGAAATCTCCGATAGAACTTCGGCAGATACTTTATTAGATAATAAGTTCACTGGCTTGATAAATACTGAATCTACTGCCCGGGCAAATGAAGATGAGAAAATCAATGCTCGAATCGACCAGGAGATTAAAGATCGTAAGGCAGGAGATGATGCTTTAAGTACTAGAATAGATAGCCTTAATAGTGGAGTAACTGGTTCTTTAGCTGAGCTCAGAGAGAAAGTAACTAATAACACTACTGCTATTCAAACAGAAGTAGAAAGAGCTAAGGCTGCTGAACAAGCCATTAAGGATTCTCTGACTACGGCTATGGAAAACCACAAAGATGATTTGGCAGTTATATCTAAAAATATCAGTGATGAGGCTCATAGTAGACTACAAGAAGATATCAAGCTTCAGAATAATATAGATACAGAAACTTTTAATCGTACTCAGGCAGATACTTTGTTAGAGAACAAGGTTGCTCAGGAAGTATCCAATAGAGTTCAGGCTATTGAGGATTTGAATAACCGAAAAGTAGATAAGGTAGATGGTAAAGAACTTTCTTCAAATGACTTTACTGACTTATTAAAAGATAAGTTAGATAACATTGAAGAATTTGCTAACTACATCACTAAGGTATCTCAGTTGGAAAATGATTCCCATTATCAGAATGCCGAACAAGTAGAAGCTGCAATTCAGAAAATTATTGGTTCTGCACCAGAAGTACTTGACACTCTGGGAGAGATTGCTAAGGCTTTGGGAGATGATCCTAACTTTGCTACTACCATGACTCAGAAACTTACTGAGTTAACTACTAAGCTTGAAACCGAAATTCAAAACCGTATTGAGGGTGATGATGGATTGGAAACCAGGCTTATAAATCTGGGTAATAGTATTAACAGGGTAATAGAGGATTTAAGAACTTATGTTACTGAAACTCGTACTGAACTCTTGGCAAGAGCTAATAATCAGGATGCTCTTATCAATCAGAACTCGGCAAATATCCAGAGAAACTTGGAATTAATCCAGGGTCTTCAAAATAATCAAAGTACTGGTTATCTTGAAATCAAGGAACTGTTGAATACAGAAATTGAGGCTAGAAAGGCTGAGGATATTCGTATTGAGGCTAAAGTAGATAAGAATACTCAGGATCTTACTACAGAACGTAATGAACGTATTGCTGCAGATAAAGTTCTCCAGGATAATATCGATGCTGAAGAAGCTGCAAGAATTGCTGCTGATAATGCTCTGGGTAAACGTATTGACAAGGAAATCCAAGATAGAAAAGATGCAGATACGGCATTGGATAATAAGTTTACCAATGTCACTAATGACCATGAGACACGGTTACAGGCTGAAGAAGCAACTTCAGATGCTTTACCATTGACTGTGATTACAGAAATTGACCCGAACCCAGTTATCAATGGTACTTCTGCTGAAGTAAACTTTAAGAGTTCTGTAAAAGAAGAGGGCAATCTTTATGGAGAACCCAGGTCTGATAAGTTTGCTATTCCTGCTTCTACTGATACCAAAGCCGGTCTTCAATCAGCCGCAGATAAGAAGAGATCGGATTCTATGCCTAATGATTATATCACTGGAGCTAACTATACTCCTAAAGCAGGCGTAGTTACTACTAACATAAATAGAAGTACCTATAATTCTGATGAAGGAATACAGAAATCGAATGATTTCACTGTAGATATACCTGCTTCTACTGCAGAAAAAGCTGGTGTACAAACTGCTGCAGATAAGAAATTATTTGATTCTATTCCTCGGACTGTAGTAGTTGGAGAAGGAGCAGCTTCGGATGCTAACCTTGTTAGATTATTAGTAAACCGAAAGACTGTAAGTGAAGGAGTATATAAAGATGATAATAGTATTTTATATTTACCAGTGGCTTCAACTACTAAAGCTGGTACCATGTCTGCTGCGGATAAGGTTAAGTTAGATGAAACTTTACCTAATCAAATTGCTAAGGAAATCCAAGATAGAAAAGATGCAATTGAAGCACTGAAAGAAGCTTCTGAAGCTTCTCTTGCCCAAGAAATCAAGGATAGAAAAGCAGCTGACCAGGCATTGGACACTAAACTCACTCAGGCTATCAAGGACGAGGCAGATTCCCGTGCTGAATATGATAATAACTTGATGGGTACTATTAATACGGAAATCCAAGATAGAAAAGATGCAGATACGGAACTTGAGAGTAAGTTACAAACTAATATCAATAAATTAGAAAAGAAGCATGATGATTTTGTAGCAACTAAGGGCCAAGCTAATGGATTGGCTTCTTTGGATGGTAATGGATTAGTACCATCTAGTCAATTGCCTTCTTATGTTGATGATGTTATCGAGGGTTATGCTACTTATGATGTCAGTGAAACTGGAAAGCTGAGCAATATTAAATTATATTCTGACCCAGACCATGCTAACCCTATTACTGGAGAATCGGGTAAGATATATCTGAATATTACTCCGGATGAACCTCCCTATCAATTCCGTTGGTCAGGTACTCAATTTGTAGATAGTAATACTTCTTCTCTGATTTTGGGAGAAGTTACTGGTACTGCTTATGATGGTGCTAAAGGTAGAAAAGCTACTGCTATAACCAACAGTATTCCAAATACTATTCTAGATACCCTAGAATTTGGTCAAGCGTATACCGATTATGTACAATTAAAATATCATTATTATCGTAAACAATTTGTAACTGATCAAGAGGATCATTATACGGCACAACCTCATAAACATGTAGATATACCTGCTTCTACTGCAGAAAAAGCTGGTGTACAAACTGCTGCAGATAAGAAATTATTTGATTCTATTCCAGATACTATTATAATTTCTGGTAAAGGGGTAGTTCAGAATACAGATAAAGTTTGGGTACAGATCAATAAATCTACTAAAGCTGAGGGAGTATATGGTGAAGCTACTACACAAACATTAGAGATTTTAGCTGCTAATGCTAATCAAGCTGGAGTATTGACTCGGGAGATGTTCAATAAACTTAACTCGGGTCTGAATGGAGATATTACCAATGCCCTGAATGAAGCTAAGGCTTATACTGATGCTGCTAAAACTGCATTAGAGAAATTAATCCAGGATTCTGACAAAGTAATCAAGGAAAGCTTAGATGCTCATATTGGCAATAAGAGTAACCCTCACAATGTAACCAAAGCTCAAGTAGGTTTAGGTAATGTACAGAACTTAGCTCCAGCAGATATGCCAGTATCTACTGCTCAGGCTGCTGCTATTGCAGATGCTAAGGCTGCAGGTACAAAAGCTCAGACCGACTTAAATACCCATGCAAACAGAAGAGATAATCCTCATAATGTAACTAGAGCTCAATTAGGATTGGCTACTACAGACCAAGTAGTATTTGCTAAAACTACTGCAGCTTCTGGTTTCTGGAAGGAATCAGATGGTAGATTAAAATCTCAAGTAGAGAATTTGAACCATACTCTGGACCAAATCTGCAATATACCTACAGTTCACTTCAAGATGAATGGTAAATACCAAGTGGGAACTATTGCTCAGAGCTTAGAGGAAATTGAACCTCTGTTGGTATCAGAGAATACTATACCTGCTTCTCAAGTACCTAACCAATCTAGATTCGAAACTTTCGTCGGAGAAGATGGTCAGGAATATGTAAAAGTAAAAGTAGTAGAATATGAAATGCTCAGTGTCATGGCTCTCGAAGGAGTTAAGTTATTAAGAAAAGAATTCGAAGACTTTAAGAAACAATTAAACAATAAGTAATATGGCAGAAATAGCAACTTGGAGTGCTATTCTGAATAAGACCGGCCTTGGTAAGACCTCTAATGAGTGCCCTACCAAGGCTGAGTTGTTAGCACTCAATAATGGTAAAGATTCCAATATTGACAAGGTTATTGTAATTAGTAATGCTGCTAGCTACGGTAACAATGAATGTGTCAAGTTAGAGGATATCAATGCCGAGCAATGGATTTATACATTCCAGTGGGTTCCGAATGGTAATCCTTCTTTTAATGCTCCAGCTACTGGAGGTACATACCCATTGGGTTCATATGCTTCTCATCGAGTTAAGCAAGTAAACGGTGTTAATACTACTATTTCTCAAAGTTTGGCGAATGATGTCACTAAAACTTCGGAAGGTTCTTGGTATACTATAAATTACGACGGTAATAAAGGTAGAATAGTACCCAACAATACATCTACTAATAGTAAATCAATCACTGTAACTTGGACTCAGAAGTATTCGGGTAAAACCCTACAGGCAACATTTACCCAGGCAGCAGGTAGAAAAGTTTATTCTTCATGGAGTTATAACTGTAGAGTAGATAAAACTTCTTTCAGTTACAGTGGAGGTCAATCTAATGTAACTGCTAAGAGTGCAAGTAGAACTTATACTTGGAATGGTCAAGGTAGTAGTTATACAGAATCAGAAACTGCTACCGTAAGAGTTTCTAGTCCGGCTTCTATTAGTGGTAATAGTATTTCTATCCCAAGTAATAGTGGTTCTGCTAGAAATTTTACGGTTACTTTCGATTTCCCAACTGCTACAGACCAGACTATCTCAATTTCTCAGGAAGGAGGTCAAGTAACTTATGTAGATCACCTATCTATAGACCCAACTACTAAAAATGTACCTGGAACTGGTTCAGGATTTAGATTGACAGTAAATGCCAATTATGATAAATATATAAACGGAACTTATGTAGAAAACATTAGAACTCCTTATACTTCAGCTGAAGTAGTTGAGGGAACTTCATCTGATATTACCATCTCTGGTAAAACTTCTAGTGGATGTAGTATTAGTGTAGCACCAAACCCTAACTCATCACCTAGAACTTTTAAGATTAAGTTTACTTACGATACGGCAACTCCTGTATATTTAACCATTACACAGAATTCGGCTGAGGTAACTTATCCTAGTAGCGGTATAGTATTTGAACATAGTACTCAACAGAATAGTGGTTATAAAACTAGTACTTTATCCATTGGTACTGTTGAAGGTAAAGGAGGTAATATTTCTTTTTATATAAAAAGTTATAGGTCTAGATATGTTAACGGTTCTTTAAGTTCTACCGAAGCTATTAAACCTACTCTTATTTTGCCATCCGGAGTAACCGAAACTATTACTAATGTGAGTGGTTATTACTTTAAAGTAACTATTACTATACCTGAGCATTCAAAGCCTGCAAGCAGAACTCTTACAATCAGAGCTAATCAACCTAATGGCTTAGATAGAGAGTTAGTACAAACTGTACAACAGAGTGCTTCAACTTATGAGTTTGGTATTAGAGAAAACTCGGAGGATTCTTTGAGTACTTCTCTTACTTATTCTGGCTGGCCAGCAGAAAACTCATCCTACAATAGACCTGTAAGAGTATATTCTAGGAAGAATGGTAATCAATTCCTTAATTGGGCTTTATCTTCTAATGTGGATTGGATTACTATATCTGGTTCAGGTGCTGGAGCTACATATAAGGTAACCACTAATAACAGTAGTTCATCTAGAACTGGAGTTATTACCTTTACTCAGGGGGAATCTGGTAAAACTTGTACTCTAACAATAGTTCAAGAAGCAGGAGATGTCTATGAGTTTTATATTACTGACTCAGAGGGTAATGGGCATTACACCGATTTCACCTTCTCAGCTCCTTCAAATGGATTGGTAAATAAACATGTACTTAATATTATCTCTACTCACAATGGTAGTCCCTTATCTGCAGACGATATAGAGGGAGTCCATTCGGAGATAACAGAGAAATTAATCGGCTTGGTAATCACACAAGATACTCAATCCCCATTTAGGTTTATAGCAAATATAACTGGAGCAGGCACTACTGTAAGAACTGGAGCAGATACTTATAGACAGAAGCCATCTGGAAAAACAGTAATTTTCAGAGTTCTTCAAGAAGCTAAAAATAAATAATTTCAGATTGGAATTAAGTTTAAATATTTCAAATGGTAATGATCAAGATATGTGGGGATTATTTGATACGGCTAATATACCTTATACTTCTGCCTCTATGTATGATATGAGCTTAATACGTAAAGGTATTATAGTAGACTCAGTAGAAGGTAAAATAACTGTGAATTCTCTTCAAAGTACTACTAAGGATAGAGGGGTTGGAGATAATGTTTATGTATGGGCCTATAATTCTGTAAGAGGTTTATGGTTATCAATTGGTAACTTTAGGATTGAAGAGGGGAATAATACCCATCATTGGGATGTTTCTTGGCCCACCTAGACAATTTAATCCTAAACACAACACTGTAGTGGGTATTTCCCTTTTTTCGTTTTAATCTAGTAAGAAATATGGAAGAAGATAATAAACTACAAACCTTTACTCTCCAAATGCAACTACAAGCTCCCAATTTAGAGGTAGCAAAGAGAGTAGCTGATGAAGCACAAAGACTGATAGATATCTATGGATACTATAACTTTTTGAACCTAGTAGAATTTATGAAACAGAATCCCAGTATGGTTCAAATGGGATTAAGTCTAATCAATAAAAATAATGCAGTATGGAAGAAATGAAATTCAAATCCTTACAAAGAGGAGATTCAGTTTTTACTCTAGAAAGAGACAGAAGATCAATGTACCCAATCTTTGATCAAGCTAAAGTAGTAAAGGTAGGAGAAAGTAAACCTAGAGCTAATGAAAATGGTGATGGCTTTTCTAATCTTATAGAAATTGTTCTACAAGATTCTGTAGGTACAGTAACAGTATACTTACCTTCAGATGGAAATGAAGGTATTTATAACAATGTGTACTACACTCTAATCGGAAGTAATATTATAAACGAAGTATCATTGCAAAGATCACAGGCCCTTGGTATTATTAATAATGTGGGTAAATATGAGAACATAGTAAAGGAATGCGATAATATTCTTGCCATGTTTGAAAATAAAGAGCCAACCCATAGTAGTCAATTCAATGAAGAATTCGCTTCATTTAGGAAAGATGTAGTATCAGTATTACAATCACAACAGCAAGCCATAAATCTTATGATGGATTCACTGGGCTTGAATAAACCGAAGGAAAATCCAGATGGCAAGTAAGTCAGTAAACATAACTATAAGTACTCCCTTGGGAGACTTACAGATATATACTGACCCAAAAGAACAGGCTAGAGCTGAGAAGTTGATTTCCGAAATCCCATCTATCATGAAGAATGCCTATGATAGAGCTACTGAGAAATTCGGCAATCAACTTCTCAGACTTGTGAAAAAATGTTTAAGAACTGGTACTCCTCCAAGAGGAACTCATTGGGATCCTCACTCGGCTAATACCATTAAACGCTATGGAGAGCATACCCTTTTGAATTATACGGGTCAGTATTTGAGATCAGTACAAATAGTAAAACAGAAGAATCGAACTTACGTAGGTATACCTACTAATCTTAAGAAAACCAGAAAGGGTGATAGGACTAGTAAAAGAACTTTGAACCAAGTAGCTATCATGTTGGAATATGGTTCTAGAGGTGATAATTTACCTCCAAGACCATTATGGAAACCCGCATTCGAACAAGTAGGTGGTAAGAAGGTTCTGAAGGAAACCCTAGTAAGAGAACTTCGTAAAGAAATAAGGAGATATAGAAAATAATGGGATTCACTATAAGCAAGAATCAAGGTTCTGGTAGAACTGTTATAACAGTAACACCGGAAGAAAAGAATACTACAGATAAGGATATAATTCAGACTTTAATTGTAGAAGCTGTGGATGGGTCAACTAAAGAAGTAAAGCTTATTCACAAGAAAGGAGAAGATGAATGGGAATATGCTTTCAGGGTTTCACCTACTGAATTATACTTTGAGCCTACAGGAGAAAGCAAAGAGGTTACTATTGTATCTACCAAACAAAGGGTAATCAATGGAAAGAAAGTTGGTGATCCAGTTAGTGTAAACTATACCCGGGAAAACTCTGGGGATATATCTGGCTCTGGTACTACTATTATCATGAGCTTAAATGATAATATGTATAATGAACGAGTGGGTCAAGTAATATTTACTCAAGAGGAATCTGGTAAAACCCTAAGTGTAACTTGTAAACAAGGTAAAAAAGAAACTTCGGGAGATATAGGTATAATCAAACTATGGTCAGGCCCCGGAGTTCCAGAGAACTATGTACTCTGTAACGGAGGTCAGGTAAGTATATCTGAATATCCCGAATTATATAAGGCCATTGGTGAGAAATATAATACTTCTTCTACTAGGGCAGGTTATATAAGTGTTCCTGATTTAAGTGGTAGGTTCGTAGTTGGAGTAGATTCTAGTGACCCAGATTACAGTAGTATTGGTAATACTGGAGGAGAAAAAGAACATAGGCTAACTGTGGAAGAAATGCCAAGCCATACCCATTCATACAATAAGATTCGTATCGAAACTCACGAATGGGGAGATAATGCAAATAACCGACCACACCCATTTTATGATTCAGGGGCTCAAACTGGTCCAACTGGTGGTAATCAACCTCATGAGAATAGACCACCATACTACGTATTGGCTTATGTTATGAAAGTAAGATAGGAGGTAATTATGGTAAATTCACAAGAGATAGTAGAGAGAACCTTCTATATATGCCTATTGAATGTTCTCTTAGAAAAGAAGATGGGACTTAACCCCGAAGATTATTTACCTTTATCACAAGAGAATGAAAAGAGATTCCAAGAAGATAAGGGAGCAATAGATAAGTTCATTTACTTATTCGGTATAGGTAATAACCAGGTAAGAGGTCCTAAAACATGTCCCAGGATAACTATAGAAAGCACTGCTTATTATCCTGGAGATATCGGAGTAGAGAAATATATCATTGGAGATAAATTAGATGCAGGCAATTATCAGATGTCTGAGTTCCCTTACGAAACTAAAGATATCACTATTGATATTCATTTGGTAGCAACTACTCAGAATGATATGAGATTACTACATTCTATTCTTCATGAAGCATTACCTACTCGAGGATATATAAGACCTTACTTCAATGATTTAGAAGAATGGGATAAAGGTAGGATAGCTCCTACTGGGAACCTATTTATAGAGATTGGTAATTTCTATGATCATCCCGATGAATCACATGGGTTATTGGAAAAGGTCTATCAATATGTATGTAAAGATGGTATTATACCAGAAAAACTGGTAGAAATGGGGGATCTATTACCTATAAGAGATATAAGTCTTTTACTAGGACCCGAATACCAAAAGGACGAGGAGATGCTCAATCTCAATATACATGTTTAACTCAAAAATTTACTAAAATGAAAAAGTTAGTGTTTATGCTGATGGCACTCATTTTACCAGTGTCATTGTTTGCTGCAGAAGTAGAACCTTCAACTGGTTCAGAGTTCGTAATCAATCTGGGTACCTTTACGGGTATAGTAACTTTGGTATCATCTTTGGTTACTCAGATACTAAAGGTAATCCCAGCTATCAAAGACAACAAACTTGCTAAGATTGGTATATCTGCCTTAGTAGGTATTCTTGTATGTCTTATAGCTTGGGGATTACAACTTACACCATTATTGGAAAACTATCCTTTCTACCAGGTATTAATTTATGGATTAGCTGCTGGTTTATCAGGATGTGGTTTCTATGATGTGATTAAGGCTATCGGAGGTTTATTTAAGAATAAAGAGGATTAATTTTCTAATAATACCAGTAAGGTAACGATACTTACTGGTATTAATTAAATTAATGTATAACCTATAAAACACAAGGATATGTCAAAATCACCAAGCGTTGTTTTTAAATTCGAGAACAACAATGTTCAACAGACTACTCCTCTTTTAGGAGTATCATGTTTCTTGGCTAGAACTGAAAAAGGTCCCTATGATGATCCTTCAGAATTAATCACTTCTTTTTCTCAATTCCAAAGAATATTTGGTAAAGAGATTGTACCTGATGGTTCTGTATCTAACATAGAGAAAGCTTTAGTAGGAGGTTCTAAGCTAAGAATTATTCGTGTATTGGGAGCAGGTGCTAAAAAGGGTACCATTACTAAAGCAGAAGACTCTAGAGTATTAGAAGAAGATGAGATTGAATTAGCTTCTGCTATACCTGGAGAAGTTCAAGCTTCTGAAGTAATGAAATTTACTTCTGGAGGTACTAATGTAAGCTTTGGTTTGGTAACTAAAGGGTATGGTGATCCTATTGGTTCTGGAGAAACCTTTAAAGTAGGTTTTTCTAAATCAGTGAATACCATCTTTTATAACATATATGATGCCAATGGTTCTATCCTGGAATCAGGTCCGGTAATTACTTATAAAACTAAGGATGCTCAGAATAAAACTTCTGTAGATTACCTGGCTTTAAGCAACTTTGCTAGTAATTCTGCATACCTGGAACCTAAGATGGTAACCACTACCGATAAGATTAAGTCTTTCGAAAACCTGGTAGCTTGGCTTCAGACTTCAATTGACCAAACTGAGAATCCACTAACTATCCAAGTTGGAGGTAAAGAAGCCACTAGTACTGAGACTATGTTCAATGGTACACTGGGTACTGCTGGTGCTGACCCTACTGCAGATGAATGGATTGCTTCTTTGGATTTGGTAAAGGATTATACAGATGTTTATCAGTTAGCTTGTTCTCATATTCATCAACATCTGAAAACAGATCAAGATGTTTTAAAAGTACATAAGGCTGCTAAAGATATGTGTGCTGAATTGCAAGAATATACCTATTACATCGAAGTACCTAAATATACTACCCATTATTCTGAGGGAACTCAGCCTAGAAATAAGCAGAGCATTATCACTTGGATTAATAACTGTTTGGGTAGTATCGGTAACTCTAGGTATGCGGCCTATTTTGCAGGTGGTATCAAGTACTACAATGAATTCGGATTGCTTACTAATTCAGATGTATTGGGTACTATCTTCGGTTTGGGTGATACTTCTGCTTCTAACTATGGACCTTGGAAGTCATTTGCCGGTATGAACCGTGGAGTAATCTATGATGGTCAGGGCCCAGTAAGTCCCAACTATGGTAGTGATTCTCGTTATAATGAACTAAACGAATTGGCTCAGATGTATGCCAACATGATTGTAATCAAAGATACTCCGTCTTCTGGTAAACAAACCATGTTATGGCATTGCTTCTCTTCTCAAGTAAAACAGGATTCAGAAAGATTCCTTTCAATTGTAAGATTGAATTTGTACTTGAAGAAGACTCTTCGTCCTATATTGAATAAGTATTTGGAAGAGCCCAATATCTGGGGTACTTGGAAGAATATTTATCTTGAGGTAAAACCAATCCTGGATAATCTGGTAGATGAAAATGCTATGTCAGAGTACACATGGATGGGCGACCAGGATGCTGGTTCTTATTCAGAACTCTCTGTAAATAATGAAGCTGATGTCCGTCAGGGTAAGTATAAAGTAATCCTGAAGTACAAAGATATTGTTCCTATGCAAGAAATTACAATTAATATTGTAATCGATGCAGCTTCTAATTCAGTTAACATTTCAGAAAACGAATAACATTAAAATCATAAAATATGGGAGCAAAAGTAAAGAATCCTAGAAAGAAATTCCTATGGAGCATCTCTTTCCCAAAACACCCTATCAATACATACCTATTCCAGACTTGCCAACTTCCGGATATAGAGATTGACCAGGTTGCTCATGGTGATGTAAACAGAGATGTAAAAACTGCTGGTAGAGTTACCGTAGGTAATCTGGTAGTAGAGAAACTTTTAACTACTGCTGGTTCAGATACCTGGCTTCAAGATTGGTTATATTCTTGCCAAGATATGATAGCTGGAGGTGGGTTAGTTCCTAGTGAATATTGGGAAACTGCCATTGTAAATGAACTTGCAGAAGATGGAGTATCTGTCCTAAATACTTGGCTGCTTGAAGAAGTTTGGCCTTGTAAAGTAACTGGCCTTGACTTAGATCGTATGGCTTCAGAAAACACAATAGAAAATATAGAATTTTCTGTCGGTACTTGCGATAAGTATTAACTCTCTTAGTCATTTTCTTACTAGAGTTTTAGGTGGAGGGGTGGGATTCCTAGATAAGGAGTTTCACCCCTTTCTTGTTGATACTTACCGCTACTATGAAATTATGAACTTTTAAAAATTAGATAAAATGGATATGACACTAAGAACCTTAGTATTCACTGCTCCTTCTGGTAGACTTTTTGAAATCCGAGAGCAGAATGGTGAAGATGAAGAAATTATCACCAACCCGGTAGATTCAAAGAATCTTATGAATCTTACCAAGTATATTTCAGCAATAGTAGTTAAAACGAATGCTACTAAGTCAGGTAGATTAACCATAGAGGATGCTCTTAAGTTACCTTTGCTGGATAGATACTGTATCCTATTTAATTCTCGAATCTTCTCTTTGGGAGAGGAAGTAGAATTTACTTATAAATGGGATAACAAGGATTCTGTAACTTACTCTCAGGACTTGAGAGAATTTCTTTTCGATTATGCAGTACTTCCTACAGAACAAGAAATGGAAGAAAAACCCAATGCCATTCCTTACTACCCGGGAAGAAAAGGAGAAGATGGATTTACTCTTATGCAATATACAGAGGAATTGAACTCAGGTAAGGTAATCCAATTCGAATTGATGGATGGAGAAAAAGAGTCTCAGATGGTTCAGCTTTCACCAAGTAAACTTACTCGACACTCTACTCTTCTTCTTCGTAACCTTAAGTTAAAGGTGGATGATAAATTTGAGAAAGTAGAAAACTTCTCTCTATTCTCATCAAGGGATATGGCAGAAATTCATCGGTTGGTAAATACAGTAGACCCAATCTTCCATGGATATACTCAAATCGAAAATCCAGAAACTGGGCAAACTATTGATTACCCAATTATGGCTGCTCCTGATTTTTTCTACTTGACGGGAGATATAATTTAGAGGAAGATTACATATACATTACTCGGGCTGAGATAGTCTTAGACTATCTCACCTTTTTGTGTCTACCCGTTCGTAAAAGAAAGAAATTCCTACTCATAGCTGAGAATTATTATAAACAAATGAAGAAGAAAATGTCAACATGATAGGAGATACAAAAAGTTTAGTAGAAGTCGGGGTATCAATGGTACTCCGAGATAAGTTTAGCTCTGAAACCGGTAAAATTTCACAATCATTCAACAATATGATGAATGATATGAATGACTGGAACAGGGCTATTCAGATGAGTACAGGTAATGCTGTACAAAATAGTATGAAAGTACTTGGAGGCATGGCAGAAGCTTATCAGTATTCGGCTAAGGTCCAAGATACTATATTTATGGCCTCAAAGATTGCAGGAGCTACCGCTGAGCAACAAACCGAAATGATGCAATTGGCCCAAGCAGTCAATGCAGTTACTCCCTTGACTGCTGCTGATATTGCTTCTGGTCAAAGGTATTTAGCAATGGCAGGTAATACAGTAGAACAGATAAAAGATATGACTGGACCGGCTGCTAAGTTAGCATCTATCCTTGGTCAACCATTTGGAGGTAAAGGAGGTGTAGCTGACTTGATGACTAATATCATGTCAATGTATGTTATACCTTCTCAACAGGCTACTAAGGTTACTGATGATTTGTATACTGCTGTAACTAATGCTAATATGTCTCTTACAGATTTGGCTCAAGCCATTACCTATGCTGGAGCTGACATGGCTAATGCAGGATACGATTTAAGACAGACTGCTGCAGCTATTGGTGTATTGGGAGATATGGGTATTCAGGGTTCATCAGCTGGTACTGCATTAGCAAATATGATTCGTTATTTGCAACTTTCTTTAGCCAACCAGAAAAAGAAAGGGTTTAGTGCATTAACTAGCTTAGGTTTAAGTCCACAAGATTTCTTTGATGCCGAAGGTAATCTTATTCGATTAGATAAGGTATATCGTAAGTTTGGAGAAGCTCTTATGAACAAGCCTCTTCTGGAAAGAACTAAAGCTTTCTATAATATCTTCGGAGTTCGAGGTACCCGTGATATCTCTAATCAGATTCGAAATATGATGTCGGGTTCTGATAAGATGACTAAGATCTTAGAGCAATACGATAAGAACTCGGGCATAGTAGAACAGGTTACTGAGGAAAGATTAAAGACTCCACAAGGTATCATCGAGGCTTTTAAGTCTAACTTTGAAAACTTAGTAGTGAATATAGGTTCAACTTTAGCTGATGTCTTTAACCCAATATTAACCGTATTTACTAAGATATCCCAATGGGTACAGGGTATAGCTGGTACTTTAGGAGGTCAGATAGTAGTTAAAGCTATTGCTTGGAGTTCAATTACAGCTTTAGTAGTAAATGGTTATAGGTATCTAGCTGCTACTGGTAGAATGCTTTCTACTTATATGCAACAAACTAATACCCAATCTCAGGCTACGGCAAGTGGAGTTAGTAAGTCTGCCTCTGCAGCTGCAGTATTGGAAACTCGATTAATACATATCACTCAGATTATGAGGGAACAATATTACCTTCAAAAGGCAATGGCTTTCGGTTGGACTGCTGGACCTAGAGGAGGTTGGTATGGGCCAGATGGTAAACGTATTAGGAAGTTTGGAATACCCGGGCCAACATTGGGAGGACTTGGGGGAGGTACTACTAAACCGCCTACTCCTACTGCCGGACCTGCAGTAGCTAGGTTAGGTATGAAAGGTTTATTCGGTAGATTGGCTGGATTCTTGGGAGGCCCTTGGGGAATGGCCATTGGTATAGCATTACCTCTTGTAGCAGATTATTTACCCAGGTTAATAGATTCCTTAAACAAGAACACTGATTCTAATCTATCAAAGGAAACTCTAACTAGCGATGAATACTTAACTGAGAAAATGGCAAGAGCTATCAGGGCAGCTTTACTGAATGATAAACCTAATGGTACTGTTAACATTACTATTGATGGAGCACCAGTTGGTTCTGTAGCTCCAGGTGAAACTTTAGGAGTTAATTATGCTACTCAAATTGGATTAATACCTTAAATTATGGCAAGAATATTAGGAAAACTAGCAGGTAAGGTTGTTAAGAAATATAATAATCTTACCCAAGATACTGCTGGAGTACTTACAGGTCCCATAAATAAATTATGGAGAGTTAAGATACACCTTAACCGATTAACTTCAGGTTTACCTAAGGATACTGCTCCTAGAGGTAAATTGTTTAATCCTAATGGAGCTTTGGGAGAAAGAGAAAGATCTTCTAAGAACCCAGTACTTAACAGTTCTCTTCAAAGCATTAGGAGATTACAACTTCAGCATGGAAATCTTAAGATTGACAAAGATGATCCTGCTCAAGGTAGGACTGTAGTAGAAAACAATAAACTTTATGGAGTAAGCCAAGATATAAGAAAACTGAACCAGGTAATCATATATAATACTAATGTTAGCCCATACCAATATATTGTTTTACAGAATAGACCTCTGAGCTTTGATTTTAGAGGAGAAACAACTTGGGCTACCATTAAGTCTATGGGTAGAAATACTCCTATGTATCATTATACTGGTTCAGAAGATATTGTACAATTCAATGTATCTTGGTACTGTGATGATCCGGATAATCCTGCTGAAGTATTAACTAAATGTAGGCTATTAGAATCCTGGAGTAAATCCAATGCTTATCAAGCAGCTCCTCCAATCTTACAGATTCAGTGGGGAAATTCTGATACTTTTGAAGGTCATTATTATATACTTACTTCTGCCACATATTCTCTTTCTAATTTTAGAAATGCTTCTAGACAACGTATGAGAGGCTCAGTAGATATAAGAGAAGATCTAAATCTGTATCCTGCTACTGCTACTCAAGAATTAATATTCAAACGAGTAAGCTCCTATAGTTTATCTTATGAGGATATTGTTAAAAGTAAAGCTGCAGAAAAGACTGTGGGTATTTTTACAACCGATAAAATCAAGTAACCATGGATATAACTTCTTATTTAGTTGGAGCAAGTCCATACGATAATGGATTTACTCTGAATTATGGTGATGGGGATTATTCTTTAGAATCTTATCCTTTACTTATACCATCTTCTCCTAACGATTTTCAACATACCCTGAAAGAGGGGGAAACTTTACAGAATATCGCTTATAGGTATTATGGGGATTCTGGTAAATGGTATATTATTGCTGAGTATAATAACATAATAAATCCGTTCACTGAATTAAAAGGTGGAATGGTATTAATGATACCGGCTTATGGAAGTTAAAGCAAATAATCCCATATTATATAAAGGCACAGGTACTCCTTACCTAGCCATTTTTGATAATCAAGGTATACCAGTTATGAACCCTCTTACTGGTATACCTTTAGGAGCGTATATAAGTAGCTGGTCATATGTATATGATGAAGAAAAAGAAAACTTAGCTACAATAACTATTGATACTGGTAATCCAGATACTGTAGATGTAGAAGCTTTACAAGAAAATCGAGATATCTTTTTACAGTGGGGATATATTTTTAGTGATGGCACCTTTGTATCAAGCCCAGCTATAAATATCAAAGTAAGAGATTTCGATTGTATATTTGATTCTACAGGTACCCATATAACTATCAAATGTATCGATGGTACAAATCATCTTAGGTTTATGCCACCTCATAAACCCACTGAGGATACCGATGATAGTATGGTTAAATTCTTGGATTCAGGATGCGGATTAAATGTTGGAGTAATAATAGAAAGGTTTGAGTAATGGCAAATATAATAAGTAATCAAGCTTATGAAGCTATACAGGTACCAACAGAAGCTACTCCTGAAGTACAGGGTACCATCCTATATGCTAATCAATTTAGTGGCATAGGTCAAGTTGGTATGCCAGATGATTTAGCTGAAGTACTTAATTCTAACTTAGGTACAATAGGTAACAATGTTCTAGTTCAGCTAGAAGCTAAGATGGCTGCTTATGGTAATGGGCCTTGGTATGTAGATAGTAGAGATGGAGTAATTTACATACATAATCGTAAGTTTCAACAACCTCCTCATCATACCTATATATTCCAAGCTGAAAACGGAGAGGTATTAAGAGTATCTTTTACTACTCAAAGATCTACTAAGCAGAAGATGATGCAGGTGGGTAATACTATAAAACCAGAAGATAAGCAAATGCAAATCCAGGTAAGTTATATAGATGATCAACAGAATGAGATTCTACATGACCCACTACAGTTAGATGCCCTATCTACGGTAGACGTACAAAGTCCTGGATTATTCCATAGATCACCTGAAGTTTTAAAACCTAATGTTGATAGTAAAGTAGAGAAATGGAAAGAAGATAGGTTGAAATCCTTAGATGAAGAATTGGCTTCTAAAAAACAAGCTCAAAGACTAAAGACTGAATCTGCTAAGAAAGAATATGATGCTAAGGGTACTGGTTATTTAGATGCAGGTGGTGGATTAGAGTCTATGTCCGATACAGAATTAAGGGATGCTACTTCTCAAATGCTAGAGGAAGCTTATACTAAAGGAGAACTAACTAATATAAAATCTTCTATTGATGCACTAGTAGCAGGAGGAATGGATCTTACTTCTGCAATGAAACAAGTATACCAGGGTTTAAATTTCGTATTCAAAAATAAATACACTGAGGTATGGACTGAAGTTTGGGAAGATCCTCGTTCATATTCTTCTGGGGAATTAAAGTCTTCTAGTCGTGTGAATAGTATGACTGAACTAAATGCCGAGAAAAGGAAAACTCAGGAGGGATTAGCTAAAATGCAAGAAGACCCCAATATCATTGTCTATCCCTTAACCCTTCATGAAGAATCCTATTATCCTCAAACTTATAATCCAGTCCAAGCTGGTAGAGGTCCTGGAGATAATCATGGGTACTATCGAAGCAGAGTAAAGGTATTCAAAAAAGTAAAACAGCTTTTGAAAGTACCTGCTTGGAAAACTCTTACTAACTTATATGATAGAACTGGAGGAGTAGGTAATAGAGAAAGAGCAATGAGGATAAATGCTAATGGCGGTTTAAAGATAACTGAGAAAAAACTAGTTTGTCAAATGCAAGTAGTAGGGAGACCTTCATTAAAAACCTCAATGGTACTTCAACTTTTGAACGTGGGTAAAAGGTGGTCAGGATACTGGTATATAAAGAAATGTACCCATAGGATGGATGCTGGTACTGGCTATATTACTGACCTAGAATTAGTTAGAAATAATGGAACAGCTGGCTTTCAAATTGCCGCTGGTAATATTAATACTCAGGATGTAGTATCTAATAATGCCCGAAGTCAAGGAACTACTGATGTAGGTAAAAATAAAGCTGGAGATGCTCATTCTTCTGATTTTACCATAAATGCTACTAAGGCAGAATATGAGGCTTTCAAAGCATTGGAGGGTAATACCGAAGAACAAAGAAAATTTGTTCAAGATATGGTTATTTATAGGGAACAGAATGCTAGTACTCCTACTAAAGGTAATGATGGTATCATAGAAGTAGAAAGAACTGTATACCAATCTACAGGTAAAGAGGGGGAAGATGTAGTTACCATTACTAATGTTAAACGTAAAAAGGTAGAAGCTACTAAGGATGTATATCGAAAATATAATTTCAATATAGATTACATTATTAAACAGATGAACCAAGACTTTTCTAAAACTGAATAATATGGCTTATGAATCAGCAAAAACAATAACTGAACAGGGATTAGAATCCTTGGGAAGATACTATTCAGTGTATAGGGCTATGGTAGTTAATAACACAGACCCAGATCATATGAATCGTATAAAGGTAGCTATACCAGAGGTAATGGGGGGAATAGTACTCTGGGCTTATTCAAAGGGTCAACATGGATCTACTGGGTCTGGTTTTAAAATGATGGCTCCCAAGAATGGTGATATAGTATATATCACCTTTGAATATGGAGATCCTAGTAAACCTCTATGGGAGTATCATGGTTGGGCTCAAAACCAAATACCAGATATCCTAGATGATCCTGATACTATGGGTATAGTTACACCTAATGGGAATAGAATCTGGTTAAATGATAAAGATGGATCACTCAAGATGTACTTATATGGGTCTGCTACTATCTATGCCGAAGGTCCAGTAAGTATAAATTCTAAAGCTCAGGTATATGTGAATGCCTCAAAGGTTATAGTAAACCAGGGTAATAACGATGGGATAATCAATATCAATGAGTTAACCGAGAAACTAAACCGATTAGTTTCAGAGATAGAATCATTAAAAGCTCAATATAATTCTCATACCCACTCTGGTATTCAATCAGGACCAGCAGTTAGTGGGCCTGTTATCACTCCAGTCACGAAACCATTTTCTACTTTTAATAAAACAGATTATGAGGATTCTAAATTTGTACACTAATGGCAAATAACTTATACACTAATATTATCGGTATTGGACCTTTGTTTCCAATACGGATTATTGAGAATGAAAAGGGAGAGAAAGGTTGGTATCCCGTAAATGGAGATATTGAACTTGTTCATAACAATCTATCTGCTCTCATTTGGTATGATATAGGCCAAAGATTCAGGCAAGAAGATTTTGGTACTAGGTTATGGGAATGTATAGAAGAACCCAATACCCAGGCTTTAGCTTTCTTGGTAAAAGACTTCTTAAAGAAAGCTATCTCTACCTATGAAACTAGGATTACTTTTAAAAGCCTGAATATGAGGTTAGAGGGTACCAAGCTTTTCATCGAAATGAATTATGTAATTAATCAAACTGGTAGCCAACAGGTATTGGGTATTAGTTATGATAGGTCTGAAAATATTTTAAAACCTTACTAATATGATAACGAATAAATGGCTAAACCCTTATCAGAGATCCTTTCAACAGATTAAAGCTAAGCTGATCGAATCTCTTACTACTATCAAGGATAAGAATGGTCAGACTCTTATCACGGATTATTCCGAGGGTAATATTCTGATAATTATCCTGTCTTTGTTTGCAGCTATTGCTGAAGTACTTCATTATTACATTGATAACGTGGGTAGGGAATCTTTCTTATCCACGGCTCGGCGTTATGATAGTGTAGTAAAGCATGGCTTATTGGTAGACTATCATCCGAGAGGAGCAGTAGCTGCTTCAGTAGATGTAATCCTAACTCGTGATCTTACAGGTAGTAATATTGCTTCTAGGTTAACCATCCCAAAAGAAACCCTCTTTACAGATGTTAACGGTAATTCCTGGCTTTCTGCTAGAGACGTAACTTGGTATGCTAATGTTACTACTTGTAAAATCCCCTTGATTCAACATGAGAAATATAATCAATCTGGGTTGTCAGGATTAGTAATACCTTCCGAAGGTAGGCCAGAGATCACAATAGGTAAATTACCCGATGGTAAATACTATGAGCATGGTACAATGCAATTATCCATTGATGGAACTACTTGGACTTTAGTAGATACCTTTGCTTATTCTAAACCTTCGGATAAACATTTTATGGTAACTGTCAATGCTAGCCAAGTTGCCGTAATAGTATTTGGAGATGGTACCTTTGGTTCTATACCTTCTGCAGGTCAAAAGGTAACATCAGCAAGCTTCTATATCACCACGGGTATTCAAGGTAATGTACCAGCTGGTTCTATTGTACAAACTCCAGCCATAGTAAAAGCTTCTATATCTGAGGCTACCACTAGTAATCAATATGCTGCAGGAGGAGGTTCTAGTTATGAGAACTTTGGTATGTTAAAAGAACATATACCCTTGAGTGTTAAAACTCTTGGAGTAGCTGTAAGCAAACAGGACTTCGTAGATTTAGCTATGCTAATAGATGGAGTAAATAAAGCTGCCGTAGATTATGAATGTGGAAGAAAGCTTACAGTATATATCAGTGCTGATAATGGTGGAGTAGCTGATTCTGCTATGATAAACAAGGTTTATACCCAACTATCACAGAGAGCCCCCTTAACTACTTGGCTTCAAGTTAAATCTGCAGGATTAGTAGATATAACCTTAGAGATAGAAGTAACCGGTAAGAAATCTTATAAGACCAACGAAATCCAAGCTCAAGTTCTGAATGCCTTATACAATGCTTATTCTATTGAGAACTCCGAGATTGGGGGCAAAGTAAGAATCTCAGATATTTATGCTTTGATTGATAACCTATCTACGGTAGATTACTTACATATCAAGAAGTTCTATATTAAACCTTGGCCTGTTACCATATATGGTAACAAGGAATTACTTCTTGGTCAGTTTAAATTAGAGAAAGCTAATGGGTCCATGACCTATTTTATAAACTTTACTGGAAGCAATTCATACACTGTAAAAGCTTCAAGTGGAGGATTCCAAACTACTGGCTCTGTAGGTAGTACTATAAACATCACTGATAAAAATAATGGTATCACTTTCTCTTTGGACATACAAGCAAATGGCTATCAACAGGGATATCGTTATTCTATTACTATCTCAGAACCTAATATGGATTATGAAGATCCTGGATATAACTTACCTGTATTCCAGAAATCTTCTCAATTAACTTTAACTGTTCACGAAACTGTTTAATATGATAGACCTTAAGAAACTTATAGATTTCCTACCTTTTGAATATAAAGACCAAGACACTTATAAGGTAGATGGAAAGGGTATCTTAGAAAGGTTCCTAGAAATTTGTGGAAGTTATTTTCAAGATAATATATCCGCAGATATTGAGAGTTTACTAGGAATAACTGACTTTGATACCTGCCCAGAGATTTATTTGAATTACCTTTGGGAAAGCTTTGGGCAATTACCTTTTGCAAGGTGGAATAATATTGATGAAGGGGCTTTTAAAACTTATTATAATGGTCTGTTAAGTGAAGCTGAATTAAATAGCCTTAAGTCTAAATGGATTTTACCTAAGAAAGGGGCTTTAGCTTTAACTACTAAACAGATAAGAGATTTACTCAAGTATTCTATATCTCTGATAAAGATACGAGGTACTTCTCAGTTCTTTGAAATATTATTCCGAATGTATGGGTTAAACTGTACCATTGATGACCCCGCTAAATCAGGTTATGATGGTTGGTTAAAAACACATCCTTACTTTGACCAAGATCAGTATTATGATAAATCTAACTTTGATAACATTTACGGTTGTAGTCAATGTATCAATGTAACCTTCCATATAACTGGACATGGCTATTCAAATAACTCGGGAGAATTTATAGAGTTCAGAAAAGCTATAGAAAATATAATCGATAGATTTAAGCCTTATCATGTAGGAGCTACTATTGATTATGGTTTTAATATAAATGATAATTATCTGATAACAGCCGATTTTGTAGACCCAAATATAAACACTATTCAGCCTGGGTATATAACCTCTGTACCTATTAAGGTTACAGTCTCTAGTAATTATCAAAATGCCGACTTAAGGTATCAGGTATCTGGAGATGGTAATACTTGGGGTTACAAGAAATATGAAAATGGCACTATTTTTAATGCCACTATAGGTAATCAGACTTATTATTTTAGAAGTGTGGGAGACCCGACTAAAGTTACCCAAGTTCATGTAAAATTAAAGGAAGTAGTCAAATCCTATAATATATCGGTTAATCCAACTACACTGCATATTACACCAACTAATAAGGAGGTATCGGCTACAGTTACAGCTACTCTTTATCAAGAAGGTAAACAGACTCCAGTTAATATACAATTGGTTGGGGAAACTGAAGTTAAGCCTTCTGGTTCAACTTATAAATTTAAAGAGCCAGGTACTTATGAATTCCAGATTGTAGAATACCCAGTAAAAAGAGTTTCACTGGTTGTTACTAGAGAACCTAATAAATACAAGGTTAAATGTACTCCAGAAGAATTCAAGCTATCAAGTAATGTAACTAGTTTAGCTAAAACCATACTAACTATAGAAGATGATTATGATGAGGAAGGTTTGGAATGTTACTTGATTGGTAAAGATGATACTAGGTATAAATCTGGGGATACTTTCCAAACATTTGGTACTGGAGTTTATAAGTTTGCTTGTACTAAGGATAATTTAGAGAACTTTGATGGTATAGGAATATTTACCGTATATACCAGTATCTCTAAATTCACCTATCATTTATCTAAGAAATATCAAACTTTATCTTTAGAGATGGGAAGTGGTTCTGTAAATCAAGAGATTTATTTATCAGTAACTCCTTCTGATGACCCAGATAATCTTATAGATTATGGAGTTAGCATTTATTGTGATAACACTAAGTTAACCGATATTACTCTGAATAAATTGGGTAATGGTAAAGCTAGTGCTACTTATTCATGCAATCAATCAGGAAGTTATAGAGCTGTATGTAAGGGAGATCCTTCAGTTTATACTACTTGGTCAGTATATAGTTACACTAAACCCGAGGATCCTTATATTTATATCGAGGCCATAAATCCTTCTGATCCCAATTGGATATCTCCGAAGGACTGGGCTAATACTCCCAATAATCAAAAGATAAATGTATCATATCAACTTGCCGAAGGTAAATCAGTTACTATTAAAGTGATGTCATTCGAAATAGAAGAATATGATTCAGTAGTACTTATGGAAACCGGAGCAGAATATAAATTTGAAGAAACTATCACTTTGGATAAAGCTGGTACCTATACCTTTGTTGGTAAGGGTAATCGGGGTAAGAAAGCTGTCTTAGTAATTAAGGATTATAATCTTGAAGTTAAGATAAGCTGTAGTCCTGAAAAAGCTACTTTAAGCGGCCAAGGTCAGGGCGAGGTATATACTACTGTGGTATGTTCTTCTAATCATAAGGATTTCGTAACTGATGTAAGATTAGTTGGTCAAGCTGATTCACATCCAGTACCATATAAGTTTGTAACCTCAAACCCAGGTACCTATATATTCGAAGCTGTTAACAAAACTGATGTAAGGTGTACATTCAAAGTTACCTTAGCTTTTGAGGTACAACCAAACGAATTGGTTTGGAACTCTGATGATATTAGTAGTAGAACTTTTGAAATAGACATACCAGAAAATACAGCATGGAGAATAACCCCGAAACCCCAAGAATAAATCAATATCAAGATATGTATACTGAAACGTCCACCACATCTATAGTATCTAAGGGATTTACCGTAGCTTTTGCTACAGAGTGTATTCAATTGTTATATGATCTTCGATGGATGATCCTATTAGCATTCATATTGATAATTGCCGACTTCTGGTTTGGAATGAATGCTAGTAAATTAAATGGTATACCTATTAGAAAATCTCGAGCTGGAAGAAGAACTTTTAATAAGATAATAGATTATATATGTTACTTATTAATGGGAGCAGTTCTAGGTAAAGCTATTGGAGAACCCTATGGGTTAGACCCTTTAGTAGTGTCTATAACCGTATTGGTAGTATGTTATGGATTTGAAGTAGATTCTATCTATGGTCATATATGTACATTACACGGAGTAGAAAAGAAATACAGTATTTGGAAGATACTTTGGTCTATAGTAACCTTGAAATTTAATAACTTATCAGAAGCTTTCAAGGATATGTCTGAACAATCAAAGAATTATAAACAATCTAAAAACAATAACAATGAAAACGTACTTTAAATATGAGGGTTTGATTAAATCCAAGGAGGCAGCAGAAGCAATTGCTGCCCCTGTGGCTCTTGGTCCATTCTGTGGATTTGGCTCAGTTAAAGTATCTGGTAACAAGTTATCAGTTCAAGCTAAAGCCGAAAATGGTAAGATATTCAAGAATGATGTAGCAGATAGAATTACTGCTAGATATATGGTAAAGAATTCGGAAGATGGGGAATCACCTCAGATAAACTTCGGATGTATTTCTAGAGATGGATATATCTTTATTTCGGATGATGAAGAGATTGTAGTGGATAATATCCAAGGTGCTCAGGGGGCTAATTCCGATATCTTTTTATTCGCTGTTCATCAAGAGGTATCGGAACCTATCGAAAACCCCATTACTTTCGTAGCCTATTGGTCTTCATCTTATGAAAGTTTATACACCCTGTATAAACAATCACAAAATCCTTACTACCCTTTAGCAGAAGATAAGATTACCTGGGATATAATAAAAAATAATCCGGCTTCACATGAGAAACTGAATTATACTTATCTTAATTCCCAAGTAGAAGGTGCTTGTGAACCTTACAGAAATAGTAAGAATACCATGGTATTAATCGGAATATATGGTTCTGGTACAGATGCTAATACTAGGGAATCCGAGAATTATGCTATCATTCCTTATGGAGGTTGTTTTCCTCAACCCTTACCATTTAACTCTGCCTATAATGGATTGATGAGCCAATCAGTTAGTAGAGTAGAGCATATCCTAGAAGGATTCGGAGGTAAAGATGACCAGACTAATGGTATAACCAACCTACAAGAATACCTTACCAATCTGAAGAATGAACTAATTGAACTGATTAAGAATTCTGCTTCTTCGGTACCAACTGGATTAATTGCTATGTTTTCGGGTACTACTCCCCCAGATGGTTGGGCATTCTGTGATGGTATGTCTGGTAGACCTAATCTATTGGGTAGATTTGTAGTAGGGTATGACCCAAGTAATCAGGATTATAATACCATTGGTAACATGGGGGGAGAAGCTTTAGTAACTCTTACTCTAGATCAGATACCACCTCATAGTCATAAGATTACATTTAAAGAAGAGAAATGGGGAGATAATGCTAATAATAGACCATTCCCTAATCATACTAGACCAGACTCGGGTTATACAGCAGATACTCAAGTAACTGGAGGAGGTAGCCCTCATGAGAACAGGCCTCCTTATTTCGTACTAGCTTATATCATTAAACTATAATTCTATATAAACTTTTAAAATTATTAGGGCTTTTATATTTAAAGAACAGCTAATCGCTTTCGTCCAACACACAAGTGGAATTCTTATTGGGAAATAAGTTACACTGGAAAGGGAACCTCATGCACTGGGTTCCCTTTTTTTTATGTTAGTAATGTAAGTCTTCTTTAGCTTTCTCTTCCCAATATCTTATATCTTCTTTAAGTTCTGAGATATATCTTACCGAAGATTTAGTTCTAGGCATATCAAAAAACTCTACTAATAAAATGTTAGTGATACGAGAACCATCCTTGATTCTCTCTTTAATATAGGGAGGAGGACTAAGCAATATCTCGAAGATCAAATAAGCATCGGGAGATAGGTTCTTCTTCATATATTTATATAACATATCAAGCATTTCCCCTTTAGCTTTCTCTTCTTCGGTATCATCTTCTAGTTCTTTATCATTATCGAATAGATCTTCTAATTGGTAAAGGTTCTGATGATATTCTGCTCCCTCTCCATAAGCAGTTCTTAATAAATGATTCTTAAAGGTACTGAGAGAAGCTAGTATCCTTGCTTTTAAATGTTCTTCTTCACAAGTACCGTAATATTTATTAAAGACAAATAACATCTTATCCCAGAAATAAGAACTTATGATATCTGGTGTAACATTAAACCTCCTATTATCAATTTGCTTAGTAAGACGTCTGATAACTGGTTTACAGATTTTATACATCCTATCAAAAGTTTCCTTATCATAATTTTCTTGCATAGGCTTCAACCTATGTATCTCTGACCCGTTGTTGCCATTTTCCTTTATCTTCATAAGTCTATGTTTAAAATGATATGCAAATATAAGTATAATAAATCAAATATAAAATAATATATTAATAAAGTTCACCTAGAAGCTGAGGATTAGTGAGTACTAGGATGAGAGTCTATATGTACAACTCTAACCGAGACTATAGAAATCTATATGATTATACTTAATTATATTGCAATATGAAAAAAGATAATACCAAGTTTGAATTTGACACCAGCTTTCAATTAGAAATCCTAAGGTATCTCTTAAAGGATAAAGAGGGAGGTCTAATAATCAAAAAGATTAAACCAAGTTACCTAGTTCTGATTGAGCATTCTTTAATTGCCGAGGGCATATTTAAGTTCTTCAAAAAGAAAAACAAGATGCCTTCTAAGAATATCCTTAAAGAAGTTATAAAAGAATTGCTTGAATCTAAAAATTACGTTGACCTGGTTACTAAGGATGATATACCCAATATCCATAAAATAATCGATGACCTATATTCAAATCCCTTGAATGATTCCGAATACATTCGAGAAAAGATATATCAATTCTCTACCTATGTAGAGATGAAGAACTTGAATGATTCTTTTGATTTGGATAACTTCGAACAATACGAAACCTATTCAAGGAAAATAGAAAAGATACTTCAAAACTCAAAACCTAAGAAAGATGATGAACCTATCTTTATGATAAGGGATATTACAGAAAGACAATTCAAACGTCAAGCAGAACCATCTGTAATACCTTGTCCATTTAGACAACTGAATGATATTACCAATGCTGGAGGTTACCCAGAACATTCGGTAAATGTTATTCTCGATAAACCTAAAGCTAAGAAAACTTTCTTCATGGTAAACTTGGCAAGAGGGTATTTAAGAATGAAGAAATCAGTTTTATATGTAGATACTGAAAATGGTAAAGAACAAATCATGGACCGATTTATTCAATCCTCTATCAATAAAACTAAGAAGGAATTATACTCTGGTGAGTATGACAAACTCGAAGCTAAACATCTTCGTAAACTTGCAAGATTTGGAGTTGAACTAGTAGTTGAAAGAGTTCCTGCCATGATTACGGATTGTAATTATATAAGGGAACTTATAATTAAGCTAAGAAACCAGGGTATCAATATTAAAGTACTGATGGTGGATTATGCAGGAAAGCTTGCTTCAATTGCTAGAGATAAAGAGGATTTCGACCGTATATCAAATGTATATATCGATATTCAGAACCTAGCAGAAGAGATGGACTTAGATATTGTATGGACTGCTCATCATATTACCAGAGAGGGTAAGAAACATAGAACTACTAGATATGATGAGAATGATATTTCCGGTTCTATTGCAATTGTTCGTAATGCCCATACAATAGTTGGTCTTAATTCTACTGAACAAGAAGAAAAGGACGATATACTTCGTTGTGAATTAGTAGTACAAAGAGATGGTTTACCTAGTGGTAGGGCATTATTCAAATGTGATGTTGAAAGGCAAAGATGTGTAGAGTTTACTAAAGAACAACGTAAACAGTACGATGAACTTTATTCTGATACCTTGGATAAAATGCTGAAAGGGCAAAAGGGAAATCCTGATGCTAACGAAGAAAAGTATAATAAGAAACAAGGAGATATATAAACCTAAAATATAAGATTATGATTAAGAGATTAGAAGGAATCCAAAAAGGTCAGAAGGTTTACTTAGTACCTTCAGATTCAAGATGTACCCCACAATATGCCGAAGTATATTCAGTGGGTCCCAAGTATATAAAACTTACTGGAGTTAATATAAGTTTAAGGGAGTTCTTCTCTGAAGATGGAAGATCTGCTAAATGGGGAGGATGGGAACTTTTCCTTTCAAAGGAATCATATGAAGAACATAAAGAGTTACTTTCACTTAGGTCACAGGTAGTTACTTTATTTGAGCAAATGGTACTGAAATGCGAAGACCTAGATAAATTACGTAGGCTAAAGAAAAGATATGCCGAATATGATGACCCATTACCCTTTTAACCATGAGTAAAATCACTAATGAATTTAAAACCAAGCTCTACAATTATTTCATTAAGAGCTTGGGCGCTTACAAATATAAACATGGTTGGATGAAATTACCCGTATGCCCCTTCTGTCATAGGGAACATAAGATGGGAATTAATCTTTCTATGTACCGTACCAATTGTTTTAGATGCAATTATCATATGAATCCTGCTCAACTAGTAATGGATGTTGAAGGATTTGATACTTATGCCGAACTTTTAAAATTTCTAGATAATGGAAACTTTACAGACAAAGCTTTCTCAGAAGAGAAGATTGAATTATCCGATGCTAAGCCCGTCTATCTTCCAGATGGGTTTAAACTCATTAATCAAGGAACATCACAAGTTGCAAGAAGCATTAGAAGTTACATGTCGAGCCGTGGGTTCACTATCGAAGAATTATCAAAACACGGTATCGGATATGTTGCCACTGAGGGACCTTTTTTTGGGTACCTCATCATACCATATTATTATAAGGGCACGCTCAGGTATTACAATGCGAGAAATGTTATTGGACAGGGCCCAAGATACAATAATCCAAATAAAGATATTACGGGACTTGGAAAGGAATTTATTATCTTCAATCAAGATGCCCTCGACATGTATAGTTCGATATTTATCTGTGAAGGAGCAATCAATGCACTTACTATGGGAGACAGGGCTATTGCCACCATGGGTAAGGCAATCAGTGCTTACCAAGTTAACCAGCTTATCAAATCTCCAGTTAATAGATTTATATTACTTCTGGACCCTGATGCCATCAAATATTCAATCAACCTGGCTTTCAAATTGGTCGCTTATAAAAAGGTCAAGGTTATACAATTGCCTGAAAATAAAGATTGTAACGATCTAGGTCGTAAAGAAGTACTTAAGTTAATATATAATACTCGGTACCAATCTTATCAAGATTTATTGAAACTCAGAAACTCCTTGGATTGAGGATTTCCTATTATAATATATATAACTTAAAATAAGAAAGTATGAAACAATTATTAGAAGCTATAAGAGCCAAATATTTATGCCTTCATGATTGGGGAGGTGGTAAGTAAAACTGAATATACTGATTGTTGGAAAATCTTATTAAAATGTAAGAAGTGCGGTAAACTTAGAAAAAAGAGAGTATGAGAGATCCATCTATTCATATAACTAAGTATCAATTCGAAAAAATCCTATCTCAGTTAGAGGTATATAATTTTCCGATTGATGCTTTCTTTGTTATTGCCCGTAAGGAAGCAATAAATACTAGAGTTGTAGTTGTTACAAACAATAAGACAACTAAGAAAGTTTCTAACATTTTACTAGCATCTAAGGGAGATGCTGCTTTAGTTGCTGATATTATATATGCAACTCGTATAAAACTAAAGCATAGAGGAGTTAGAAAAATAAGAGAAACAGAACCAAGAAATTGGGCGGTATGTAAAAAGATAGCTGAGCTCTGTAATCAATTCTGTGAAGATTTTCAATTGGATACCCGGGAAGGTTTTATTAAATATATCGAACTAGGTATCAAGAAGATGGACGGTAATTATAATAACCTCCTAAACAGATTATCTTCTATGTCAGAAAAGATTTCAGATTTATATTCTGCTACATTGGAAATGGAAGATGATTCTGGTAATGCTAAAGCTATCCATGATTACTTCATAAAAAGGGTAGCAGATGTTACTGGTATATACGAATCATTTGTTAATCAACCAGATAAGTATATACACTTTGTAAGGCTAGATAAATTCTTATCTGAGAAAGGATGGGATCCCACCCAATTTATCGATGCTCAATTCGAATCTCTTGCTTGGTGTAATGGTTTACCCGAACCCAGTCAGATGTATAATGACAAGGCTATCGAAAGGTATAATAAATACCTATTTAAACATAAGAATCATTCACAATCAGAGGAACCTAAAGTAGAGGGAAGCCTCTGGTCAAAAATTAATAAATTATGAAAGCTTTTAAAAATCGTTTAGAGGAGATGGCAGAAGCCACTGTAAATGCTTTGGATTATTCCGATAGCAAAGTAGAATACCCCGATATTTCTATAGTTCAGAAATGGCCTAAGGAAATAATCTTGCCCTTGTATGATTTATATAAAAATACTCGGTATTCAGAATTAACCTCAATCCTTATGTATACTCAGCATCAGGCTAGATTTGGAGAAATAGGGGAATTGATGCTGGGTATCGGATTAGTAGAAATGGTACATTATGATAAACTGGGAGACTTCTTATTAAAGGCTTCCGATGTAATGGATACGGATATACCAGGAAATAATCAGTTAACTGTACATCCCCCTAATAGATCTTGGTACCTCAGCAGAATCTGCTCTAAGATTATCATTACAAGCAGAAAAAGAAACTCTAGAGGAATATTATAAAGTATTCGATTCTTTGAATAAAAAAGAAGAGTATATAAAGAGAAGTGATTATATTCCAGTTACCTATCTTATCCAGAAATTCATTGCTGATGAAGAATATCACATTTCTCTTTTAAAGAAAGCTCTGAAAGAATATGAAGATTCTGGTGACGAACCCAAGAAATGTAAATCAGTAACAGTAATCATATGAAAATCATAATTCGTAATTGTAACGTTGCAGAATTAGATATACCTCTAAAATATGCAATTAAGTTATATAACGAATTTGCTATCAGACACCCCAATGCCTTTTACCTCCGTACTAGGCAACGGGGTATGCAAAACTGGGATGGCAAAATAAAGTATATAACCAAGACTGGTCAATTTAAGATAGGCTTACTTCCTTCAGTATATAAAAGATGTATTGAACTTGGAATTAAGCCTATCATAGTAGATATGAGACAACCTTTACCTAAAGTCAGTAAAGTTGTAACTCAGATAGGTAAGTATAAATTAAGACCCGAACAAGAGAAAGCTGTTAAGGCAATTTTATCTAATAAACTAGGTGAAACACCTTTTCAGATTGGGGTATTAGATTATACAGTAAATGCAGGTAAAACTCTGATTATGTCTGCCTTATATTTATCATATAAGAAGCAATTAAAGACTTTGCTTATAACTAATGACTCCGATTGGTTAAATCAAGCTAGAGATGAATTTAAGCAATATCTACCGGGAGAAGATATTACCTTTGTTCAGGGTAAAGTTTTAAACTGGAGTAATTTTACTATTGGTATGGTTCAATCTATTTCTCGGAATATGAAATATTATCAGAATGAACTTGCTAAGATTGATATGGTATTAATCGATGAAGCTGACCAAGGAGGTAGTAAGCAATATCAGAATGTGATCACTAGGTTATTTAATACCCGAGTTAGAATCGGATTATCTGGTACCATTTATATGAGTAAGCTTGCCAAGGATAAAGTTAAGAATATGAATTTACGTTGTTTCTTTGGCGATGTAATAGCAGAGTTTAAACTTAAGGACTCGATTAAGAAAGGGTATTCAACAAAGACAATTGTAAAAACAGTAGAAGGTAAACCTTGGTTTGGTAATTGGGAATCAGATTGTATGTCCTATAATGAAATATATGATGATTCCATTACCAATAATAAGATTGCCTGGACCATGGCATTAGATAGGTTGAAATGGAACCTTAATCAAGGTAGATATCCTGCTCTCGTAGTATGTAAGCATATTGCACACTGTGAAAATCTATGCAAATTCTTTAAAGAAAGACTAGATAATACCCATAATATTGCTTATGTGCATGTTAATACTCCTACTAAATTAAGACAACAGATAATGAAGGATTTTAGGGAGGGTAAAATAGATATCCTTGTATCAACTACAATTATTGCTCGAGGTAAAAACTTTCCTAAGCTCAGATATCTGTTGAATACTGCCAGTATGGATTCTCAAGAAAAATCAATTCAGTTCTTAGGACGATTGGTAAGAAAGGATGAATCCAAATCCAAAGTTTACCTAGATGATTTACATTATCCTGGGAATTATTTAAGTAGGCATGGGAATCATAGAAGAAAGTATTATCAAGATCAAGGACTTAAAGTTATCCGGTTAAGTAAGCTCTGGGATAAGTACCCTAGACATAAGCCTTTTCAAGGATAATAATTTCTGACTATGAGTATATACTTTTTCTCCGTAGGAGGAAAGGTATATTACATGTTACGTTAAGAGGCATTAACCATTAATAATCATAAACAATGAAGATTCTACAAAAAATCAAATCATTATTCAATTGTTCTGTAATACCTCCAGAACATATATTCAATGGCATAGGAATAGAATATATAACTCCTATCAAAAAATCCAGTGATAAGCCTGATGAAGTTCGATATTATTTTATGATTCATTTTCAATCTGGGTTAGTAATCAAAGTTCAGATATATACTTCTGAAATAGAAGTACCACCCATTCTTCTGTCTATCAGGGAACTATTTATAAATGGTATAGGACATTCATATATTACTCTGTATCAAGATGAGATGATGGATGTTCAAATCATAAGATATTATCATAAAGAATTTTAAATTGGGAATTATGGCAAAGAAGAAACAAACTTTACCTGATATCAAGAATCAGGATCCCTTAGAACCTATTAATATTGCAGAACTGGGTTCTAATTCAGATCCTTGTTTTGGTATTGGTTATGACTTATCAACTAAAGAATGTAAGCTATGCGGAGACTCAGAATTATGTGCATTCAAGATGTCACAGAATATGAATATCACAAGGAAAGAGCTAGAACAGAAGAATCAATACAAGGATTTGGATATATTAGAAGACACGGTTGGAATCAAGAAATACATCCGAGGCTTGATTCGGAAAG